CTTTCGCCAGGTTTCGTTGGCCACCTTGATCGCCATCGCCGGGTGCTTATGCCAGCCTTCGGCGAGAGCTTCAGCCAGGGCCACCTCGGTCGTCACGACTTGCGAGATGATTTCCCACTGCTCCCCGAACGTCTCGACGGTGCCGTACGTCGTGCGCTCTTTGGTACCCGGCACCAGTACCCGCTCTTCGCCCCGCGGATGGTACAACATCATCGGGAACTTCACAGGGCCGGCGTAGAGCGATCTGCCGTCGGCGTCGCGAGCCCCAGCATTCGCGGGATTTCGGCTGAAATACCCCGAGGCTTCCATAGCGTCGTAGACGGTGAAGCGATCGCCGTTTTTGAGGGTCATTGGAGTTACTTCCCTTTCGGTTTCGGGGGCAAAGGCTTCGCTCCCTTCTTTAGGTCGGCAGACTTTACCATCTTCCGGATGAGGGCCTTGTCTTCGCGCTCATCGGGGTGGGGGGAGGGTTTCTTCATCTTGGTTCTCCTGAGAAGTGGGGGCCTTACACCCCCTTGCCGGCTGGCACCCAAAGGAACTAATGCAGGTTCCCTTCGCCCCGATAAGCTCTTTGTGGCTTACACCACATCTGCCACCGCAACAGCCCATTCTGGGCGTATCCACAAGTACCCGTAAAGGACGTCCAACCTCGTCGGCATCTGGTCCGTGTTGATAATATACTGCGTCAACATCCTCACCGAGATGCCATCGAACTCGGCCCGCGAAGCTTCGTGGACGCCCCTCGGGATCTCCAGGTCCGCCACCGCCAAGGTGACCGCCTCCGGCGCAAACGCGAAGTTCTTGCGATACGACGTGCTCGCGGCGAGGCCGTTGGAGGGGTTGACCGCCGCAGCAGCCGCCGGCGAAGCCGTGACAGTCTGAAACTGCACCGCGTTGCCTGCTACAGCAGGGATGATCGCTGGGAAGAGCGGAATCACCACCGCATTGATCGCTACGTTCGCCGTGGCGACAAACTGGCAGAGTTCGCCAGTGCTTTGCTTGGTGATCTTGTTCACCTTATACACCCCGGCGACAGTGAAAATATCACCAATATTGATCGATCCTGCAAGGGCGTTGACGGTGAGATTGAGTCCGGTTTGGCCTGCGCCGTTCACTGTCGCCGAGCCCTGTGCTAACGTGCCCGTCGTATGGATGATGGCGGTCTGATCCCGCATCCAGATAAACCCCAGCGCGTCATACATCCGCCCAGTGATATACTGGCCGCTCAGTTCGGTTTGGGGATTCAGTAGGCCGCTAAGCGAAGCAACCACCCGGGCTTCTGTTCGCGGCCCGTTGACAATCTTCCAGTTCGCTGTCGGCGCCGAGTTAATCGAGAGCGACGCACCGGCATTGAGGTACGTCGCGGCGTTGGGCGTCAGGATGTTGTTGTTGGCATCCTGGTTCGCCACGAAGTTGGAAATGCCACCTTCGCTGCCGGACATAATGTCCACCGCAACGGAGCCAACGAGGTTATTCACTGCGGGCGCAAGCACCCGTCGGGAGTAGTCGTCGAGGTTCATCGTTCGGTCGAGCGTGGTGAAGCTCACCCCGACGTTCTTCTGGGTCGAGATGACCAGCGTCGTGCTCTGCTCCACGGTATCCTGTACGCTCAGCGCCGGACCCGTCGCCACAGTGTAGTCATTTGGGAGCCTGATGCGAAGCGCAGTGCCGATCTTCGCGCCACCAAGGGCGAAGCTGTCGTCATACTGCATGTCGACGTTCTGGACGAACGCATTGGAGTTCTTCCAGAGCCGGACTGCTTCGCGGGTGATCATATTGATGGTAAGTAGGGAGTTGGCCACGGCCAAAGTCCTTTCGGGATTGGAGCAGAAGCGCTCCGGCAGGGTGGCGAACCCCGATGCGGCCAACGCAGCGCTTCACGAAGCGCAGGATCGAGAGAGTTTAAGGGCCTCCCCGTGCCCGCAGAGTCAGACGGGACTCAGGACCGAAAGGCAAAGTTCTGGCGGAGCGCATCAGGAATCCGATCGGCCATCTGTTGTTCCAACGGCTGACGAATTCGTAATCTCGTTCCGATTTTCACATCGTCGGGGCCAAATACTCTCCCGTATTCTCCTTCGATGTTTTCCATGTACAGATTGGAGTTCTTCCACAACCGAATCGCTTCGCGGGTGATCTGTCGAACAGTGAGTAGGGTGTTTTCAGTGACAGGATAGACCTCATCAACAAACAACCCATCCAGAACTTCTTTGGGCGGTAACACCTTCACCGGCATCAACGAACTCGCCCGCACGATCGCCGGGGCCGCTACAAGGGCCAACAACCCACCGAGGAATCCCCGGCGCGACGAAAGAATGAATTCAGTTTCACTCATGGGATGACTCTTCGTCCCGCACGTTTGTTGACCTCGTTGACGTGCTGCGAACGACGTTCCATCCAAACCCGCATGTCGATGGAGTCGGAGCGTTCAGGATCCTCCGCCTCGATCGCTACATGGGTTCGCCCGACCCCAGTGATCGGCGTCACCGGCTTCGGAACCTTCGAGACGCCTTCGACATCACGGAAAGCGAGCTTCCCAAGCTCCACCCCCATCTTCGTCGGGGTGAGCCCCATGATACGAGCAGCTTCGTTTGGGTCCTCACCCAACGCCGCGATCAGCTTCGGCGCAGCCCCAGTGTCCAGGATCGCCTGCAACATGCCGAGGTACTTGGATTCCTCCTCGGGGTTCGTGTGGTCCCGGACGCCCCGAATCGCTTCCACGGCCTTATCGAACTTCTCGGGGCCGAATTCCTTTTGGCCCTCCGCGATGGCACCGTTTAGCGCCCCAGTGAACGTATTCCACGCCGCGATCTCGGTAGCCTTCTCACCGGCTAGTTTCGCGGCCTTCTCGTTAATCTCCGCCTGGACTGCTACCGCATCCGCAGACTGACCGGACTTCAGCTTCGCTACTTCGCGCTCCAGCGCGGACTTCTCCGCGGTTAGTTTGTCAATGCGTTCTTGCTTGCGCTCTGCGGCGTAGTCGCGCTTCGCAGGTGCAGCAGCAACTTTCGCCGCCGCCGCAGCTTTTGCGGCGGCTTCGGTCGCGGCGGCCTCGGCCGACGTTGGTTCGTCCGGCTGCGACGTAGCGGTCGTTACGGGCTCCGGAAGCGCGGCGAGGGTAGCGGCCTTGGGGGTCTCGTCGGCCCCGTCGCCCCCGCCCTGCAAGGGCGTCTGCGCCAGGGGATTCGGTGTAATACCCATGTGTCAGACCTTGGTTTGAGGTGGCGCTAGCGGCCGTCCCCGCCCGCGCAAAAGGGTCCCGTCAAGTAAGAGTGCCTCATACAGAGCATCCTTTGTCGCCGCGTCAAGGGGGGCTTGCAGGCGCGCAGCCATCATGGCCCGCGCAGCCGGGACAAACCGGAACGTGAAAGCCTGCAGGAACGCAAGTTCGAGGTGACGCCGGGAAAATCCAGGATGGCTCGCGCGCCAGGCCGCGAAGATTTCGTTCTCCCCCATCAGGGCCTCATACGCCGACAGGCAGAGTTCCTTCGCTTGGGCGTAGACCGCTTCGTGCGCGTGGAGCTTCCGCAGCCCGCCACCCTTTGAAATAAGTCCGGCCATCACGAAACCCCCTGATTCACATCGACCTTCGCGGTGGACACTTTCGGCACCAACTTCCACGGATCATACTCCACGGGCGTAATCGCGTGCTGCGGAAACATCCCTTGGAGAAGCTTCAGTTTCATCTCATCGCGGAAGGTCTCGCCGGGCTGCGGCGGGGCGGTCGGGGCGGCCGGAGCAGGCGAAGCTTCCGCCACCGGTGTCGCTCCTTGAGGCGCTGCGCGCCCGCCGTTAATCGCTCCATAGACCTCCGAAGCCGTTCGCGGGGTTCCATCAGGCTTGAAGAACACTCCTCGGTTCGCCGCCACTTGGTCCGGCTGCGCCAGCGCGATGCCTGCCACGTTAGGATTCGCCTGCATCGCCTTTAGGAACCTCGGACCCCCCGACTCCCCGAGGAACCAATTCATATGGATGTTCTGTGGCGTCGGAGCGATGCCTGCTTCGGTGAGCACTTTCGCCTGATCGAGCGCATGGGCGTGGATGTATGCCTGCTGCGCCGGCACCGCGACCTTCGGGTCGCCCGAATAGAAGTCACCGAGGGGCGGAAGTTCCGGGTGTCTCGCGGCGACAGTCTTCGCTGTATCGGGCGTGAACTGGCCGAGCCCATACGCGCTCGACGTAGGGTTCGTCGCATCAAACTTCCCGCCAGACTCGCGTCCGACGAGGAACTTATCCGTCGCGGATGTCAGTAGCGACGGAGCGGCCGCAGCGGGTGGAGCAACGTTGCCGCGAGGCGAAGCTCCCACAAGCGGACTTTGCGACGCGGCAGATGACGAAGGGGTATCCAGGATCGAGGCTCCCGCCAGTGCCGCTAGTGCCGAAGGCTCACCCGCCCGAGGCAGCCATCCCACAGGCGGAGCGGACCCCGCAAGGCCGTCGGTTTCGTCGGTCACATTGGACTCCTCAAGTTCGCCCCCGGCACCTTATGCAGTTGCGCCAGTGGCGCGACCTTCAAGTACTTCCCCTTCCGCGTCGGATCCGTCAAGTACCACTCGCCATCGGGGGCTTTCGCGGCCCCCGGAATGGGAGGAGACTCGGGCTCCGGCATCGGAGCCTCCGACACCGCACCGTCCCCCTTCGCGTTCACCTTAATGGAGTCCATAATCCCCCCAATGGATGTCTGGAGCGAGTCCTGCACGGCCTGGGCGATCAGTGCTTGAAGCCCCGCCGGATCCGTCGGAAGCAGCTTCGCCAGCGCTCCGATGCGCTTCGTCTCCGCGTCATACACCTCGACTTCACGGAGGTCGTCTTTGTTGTTCAGCTTGATGCGGTCCCGCGCGTGAAGGTCCATCTCTTTGATGAGCGCCCCTTGGATCGCCTGCAACTGCGCCTGCAACGCTTGCTCTTGTTGCGTCGGCCCCTGACCCAGTGCAACCGGCGGAACCATCCTCCGAAGCCGCAGCGACGCTTCCGCCGCCCCCTCAAATTGCATGTTCTTCAGCAATACGTCCCCTAAGATCGGAATAAGCCCCGGCGCCTGGGTCAGGATAAGCGTCATGTTCTCCACGGTCTCTTCGCGGCGGGTGTCGTGCGAGGGTCCGACCGTCGCACCGACTTCGTACTTCCCTACGAGCGGATTCATCACCCGTTTGATGACCTCGCCGCGGAAGTTCTGCTCCTGCGCGAATCCCGCCCGGAGCGACGGGTCGATTACAAGATCGTACTCCAGCCCGTCCGACGCCACGATCCGCTTGATCCGCTTCGTGTCATACAACTTAGGATAAAGATCGAGTAGTTGCTTCCCGAGCGCAATCAGCATCGCTTCGTAGTTGTCTTGGAAGTGAAAGTTCGCCGTGGCGCTCTGCGATCGCCGAGCGTTAATAGCCGCCCCGGTACGCTCATTCCCTGGCTCGCCGAGTTGGTTCTCGTATTGTCCCGATACCATCATGATCTGTTGGCGCGAGTTTTCCATCGCTTGCTGAAACCCTGCGGACGCCGCAGGGGGATCAATCCGCATCGGCGGCGGAATCGGCACTTCGGGATTGCCTTCGGGGTCCACGTGATTGTACGGAAGCACCGCAGGGTTGTCGATGTTTGACATTCGCCAAATCGCCTCGTGCTCCTCGATTGCTTTCGCTGGGGCCAACCACGGGGCCTTGGTTTGGAGCGAAAGCCCCTCAATCTGACAACTGGAAAAATAGTTGAACATTCGCTGAGCGTCCAGCATATACCGAGTGTGGCCCTTGCGATCGAGGCGGCCTTCGATCACGGTTTCTTCGCCGATGCAACGGATGATGGGGATGTACTTTCCGAGCCAAACAGTTTGTTCGATCACCTCTGAACCGACGATGAGGTACCACTCAACCTCGTCCGACGTCACCTCGCGCAAGCGAGTGGTCTCCCGATCGAGAATGCCATCTCGAGCTTCTTTCTTCCGGATGAGCCTCTCGAACCGATCCCGGGGGAAGTTAAACCGTTGGCCCTCGTGGAGGAAACTCACCAACTCCGATCGCTTCGGTACTCTACGGAAGTACTCACAAACCCGAATGTGGCTTTCGCCTCGTCGATCGCCGGGGGACCCTCCCAAGCCGAGGGGCTCGGTGCCCCGCACTCGCGACACCAAGTCCGGATACGCCTCCCGGAAGTCCTGCCGCGGCACGTCATCGAACACAAACGCGAACTTCGCATCAAGCGCGTTGCCGCCGACATGGATGTCCGGGTCAATGAACACCTGCATCGGGTCATCGACCGGGTCAACGTAAACTTCCTGGTCGAACGAATCGTCGGCCTCATAGCGGGTGACGAGGCGGGCATAGCCGATGCCGCCATCAACCGCCCACGACCGAGCAACGGGGAGCGCAAGGTGCTGGGCATCCGAGATCTGCTGAGTGTGCCTAAAGAGGTCCTGCATCACATCCGCGGAGTCCTGCGAAGCCCCATTGCCCATTCCGATGAATTTCACCTCGGATTTGTTCTTCCGCATTTCGTTCGAGATCATCTTATTGTGCGCGCGGATAAGATTGAGCGTCAAGCACGGCCTCGCAGTGTTCTCGCGGGCGTTGCGGATCTCGTTAGGCCACTGGAAGCCATTCTCGGAGTCCCCGTAAGCAAACTTGATGTCGCGCAAGAAGCGCTGCCGCCACTCGCCTTCCCACTCGTTGCACCGATCGAACCTCTTCCGGGCTTCCCGGACCACGGGATCATCCGACAACACATCCGGCGACGGTTCGTCTAGGTCCGGCGAAGCCCCTCGGTGGCGTTCGCCCCGGCGGCTCATCTCATCCATCCCAGACCCCCTTCAACTCGCTCGAGCGCGGCGGACGTGGCCTTCGCAAGGCGACCAGCCAGGGAGTCCCCTTGCGGAGCTTTCGCCTGCCCCGCTCGTTTCACTTTCGTCGAAACCGCAAAGTACTTAAATGCGTCGGCGCCGTCGGAGTTCATCAGAACTGTCAGTTGGCCCCGTTGGTCGGTCTTGAAGCAATAGTGCCTCAGGACGTTGAGGCCGTCCTCGCAGCCGCTTTCGTCGAAGTAGCAATTCGGAAACACCACCCTCGCCGCATTGATGCCGTCGTTGTCGTTCGTCGCGGGGACAATCTGGACGTTATAGCCCGAAGTCCGCACTTGCTCCTCGATGCTTCGCGAGTACCCCAGTCGCTTGTGCTTCGCGTCATGCGGCAGGAACATGCTCCCGTAGAAGTACCCTCGACCCTGGCAGTACTTCAAGTAATGTGACAGTTCTTCCCGGTTCGCCTCGTAATAGTACAGAACCCGCCACTGCATCGCAACCCGCTGCACAAACCACAACGACGTATTGTTTGTCTTGCCAAGGTCCCAGAACACGTCCACTGGAACATCGGGTTCATACGGCACGCTGCAAATCCGGCCCTCTAGCTGCGCCGTGCGGAGTTCCTTCGCGTAAACCGCCCCTTCAAGGTTCTGGATCGTGGCACCCTCATAGACATGAAGGTACGAATCATAGTCCTCCTCCTTCAATTTCTCCCGCTCTCTTTGCAGGACCGCCCCAAACCACGGGTTGTCGCGCCAACTGACCTTAATGGAGAGAATGTCCGTGGATTCCATCACAGGGCAAGTGATTGGCGCAAGAGTGAAATCCGCCCCAAAGAGGCGCTTTAGTGTAGCTTCGCTCCCAAAGCGCCGCACAGGGTCCTCAACTTTCACCAATCGAGTGTCTTTCACGAAGTGCTTGTACGTGTGGTCGGTTTCGAGTTCGGGATTGAACGAGAGCCAGATTTCGCTGTCGTCTGCCCGGATGGTCGGAATGAGCACCCCCCAAGAGTACCTTGAGATGTTATTGGCTTCTTCCGCCCAACAAATATCAACCCCCTCATACGATCGGATCGACGAGACATTGTTCTTGATCCCCTCGAACGAGAACGTCGTCCCGTTGGCGCCGTAAATCTTTGCCTTCTCGACCTTATAGAACCCACTGAGTCCAAGGGCAAGGATTTGCTGCTCCAACAGTTTGTGCACGCTGTCGTCAATCGACTTCTGCAACTCACGAACGCAGAGGATGGTGAGCTTGGTTTTAGTTGGAAAGAGAATCTGGGGGGACATCCCGAGGATCAGCAACGCCCGAGCAAAATCCCACGACTTCGCGGCGCCGCGGCCTCCCCAGAACACCTTGTACCGCTTCGGCACAAACAGCGGGATGAATGGGGCCGGGAATGTGATGGGACCGGACATGGGGGGCTCGGTAGGAGGGGCAGGTTGCCCCGGCCAAAGGGGCATTATACCACAACGGCCGGGGCGGACTTTACTACACTAAAGCTTCACCTCCGTCGCTTACGGCAACGCCGAGGCGGAGATAATCCCCGCCGACGACGACGTACCAAGTGTCGTCAACTGATTCGCCGTACCCGCCGCACCAACTGTCGTGGCAGTGCAGTTCACCAGCACCGACGTATTGCTCGGCACCGCTGCATACGACGCAGCCGCCGATAACGTAGTACAAGCCCCGACGCCAGTCTCTGCAACCTGCACAAACGCCTGGAACCCGTTCGTGTACGAAACCGCAGGCACGATCCTCATGGGCACCGGAAACACCACAAGGCAGTTCGCCACAGACGTCGAGGTGTTCTCGCACGACGCGACTGTCGTGACGAGGGACTGGTTTTCGTAGTTGAAGTACCAATAGGAGTACTCGATGACTGCTTCGATCGACGCCGGCCGGCGCTCAAACGCCGTCGGGGTGATCACGCCACTCGGCAGCGACGGCGTCACCGTCGAAGGCTTCGCCTCGAGTTGAAGCCCCTGGACCTCGAACCAGTCCGTCGTGATCGAGGTCGCCACGGTGGGGGTGAAACAAACCTGCACCGAGACATCCGTCACCGCAGTCGTCGTGCCCGGGATGTTCGCCGGGATTGGCGTCGCAACCGCGTAGCGAGCCCAAGTAGTGCTCAGGGGGATCGTAACGAACCCATTCGTCCCGATCGTCCCCGAAGTCCCCGCGACGAGCACCGGCGCTCCCGCAGTCTGGTTCGTCGGGCCGGACGACCCGAACGTCGTCGCGTTGGTGCCGATGGCATACTTCGAGCCCTGCGACCCCGCGTACCCGAGCGTCGATTGCGTCGCGGCGGCCGCAGCAGCGGAGGAGTACGAAATCTCCACCGTCACCGCGCCACCCGTCGCGCTCATGCCGGCCCCATTGAGGCCGTAGAACGAGAACACCGCGTTCTGCCCGATCAGCGGCGCACTCTGGAGCTGATCAAGCGTCTGACCGACGCATTCCAGAGCCCCAGTCGCCGACGACGTGCGGGCGACCCTAAGCGCATGGGTTGATCCGAGCGCCGGCAACACCTCCGTCGACCCCGACGCGATCGTCACGGTGTTGTTGGTGGTGCCTTTGCCGTAGAGCCACCATCCATCCGCACTTACCACCGCCGCGGTAGCAGTGATGCCCGCGAGCGTCGCGAGGCCCTTGGTCGTGCTGAGCCGCTGGCCCAGGTTCGTATCGAAGTCCCCGCCAACGAGGCGGTTCACGCCGAACGGAAGCCCCAACACGCTCGTCGGCACCAGCTCCGTTTGCGGAAACTGCCCCGACGCCAGCCCGGTGTCCGCCGCCACGGTCTCGGAGCCCGTCAACGCCGGCGCACCTGCCGGCACATAACCCTGACAGGCCCCGTTCACCGTGTTGTAACAATACTGCGGACCGCCGACTATCGGCACGTTGGGGAAGAACCCCGCAGCGAGCGCAATCACCGCGCCCCCTGTCATCGCCGTCGCGAGAACCCCCGCGAGGATTTTGCTCTTGAACCTCATTTCACTCTCCTGGGGCGCTGCGCGCCCTATCCTCGGGGGCTTACGCTCCCGCTCTTTGGGGGACCATTCCCCCGAAGCTCACATGAGGAGCAAAGCCCACTCCGCTCCTCAGTACTTCAACTGCGCAGAAAGTTGCATGATTTGCGCACTTGCGTTCGTTCCGTAAAACGTCGCAGCACTCGCCGCGTATTCTAACGCCTGGAAGTAATGCTGCCCAATAGCAGCAACCCCCAGATACGTCGCTGTTGCGCTTCCGTTTCCGCCACCACTCGCCCCGACCGGAAGCGCCGCCGCCGCACTTTGCACTGTCGCGCTATCCACTCCAACGCCAACCATAGAAATCGACGAGGATACTGACACCCCGCCTGCATCAAGATAACTTGCAACGACACCGTCCTCGGCTACCCCGGCTACATAAGTAATACGGTTTTTCACACTCGCGTCGGCGGTCTCCCACGAGCCCGTTCCTCCATCCGACCAGCTTGTTTTACTGTCTTGCGCCGTCGCACCGACTGTCACACGGTTGTAGTAGTTCCACAACCCGACCCATGCCCCGTTCGTCGGACCCGCCGAAGCCGCCGCCGGCGTCGGATTAAACGTCACGGTCACCCCGCCGGCGTCAGTGGTGATGGTCCCCAAGAACGTTCCGTACCCCGCCGCGGGGCCATTAGCGATGCTGACCGAGTTCACCAAGATCCCGCGAACCCTCGCGAATGCATCGCCCGCCGCCGGAGCTGTCACGGTCGACCACGCGACATCCCGGGTCAACGTGCAGGTCCCGGCGTTGTTCCACGCCACCAAATCATACACACTCGCCGCAACTGCCGCCGCAGGCCCGGCATTCCCGCTCGAAGAATTCGCCAGAACATTCGACATCTCAGCGCAAGCAGTCGGGATGAACGCCGTACCGTTCCAAAGTGGAATCAGGTTGCCGTTGTAAGGCGTTTCGTAAACCGTATTAACACCGGTTGCCGAAGCCGGCGAGATTGGATTACCCGACGTCGTTGTCAAGCGAAACTGCGGCGGTTGAACGAACTGCGGCGCTGGCGTTGCCGGAAAATACGCCACGATTTGCCAGTTGCCTGAGCCAAGATAAATCACTAACGCGCTGTCGCCCGTCGCCGTCACGATGCTCTGCAAGTTGGGCGTCAGCAACGCCGTGGACTCGGTGATTGTGAGGGCTCCTGTAAACTGCACCAGATACACCGGACTCAACATCGACGCCGACGATCCGAACGACGTAATCGTCGTAGTCCCATACACCGACACATTTCGCGACAACACCGTTCCAAGGTCCGCCGTGGCCGCCGATGCAAGCGACACCTGGGCTCCAAAAGCCTGATTCGGCGGCCACGTCGTAAGGATGAACGCATTCACCGACGCAGAATACGTCGCGTATTCGAGATTCCCTGCTACGATTTCACTTCCCGATAGGACAGCCAACCCCTGTATGGTATTCTTCTCAACGACAACACTTCCGAACCCTGAGGCGTTGATTGTCGTGGCCCCCGTGTTAGTGACATTTGCGATGAACCCTACGCTTTGGCCGTCCCCCGCGGCGAAGCCCGTTGGCCCCGTCAGGGTGATCGCGTTCGCGGTTCCAACTGCCGTTCCGTACCACAACGTCCCGGTGCCGCTTCCGCCCGCAGTTGCGGGGCTCGCATAAGTAAGTTGATCCCACACTTCGACCCCGTTGAGGTCTTGGAGCACCTGCCGATACACCCCGTTGCCCCAAATAATCGCCCGGCCGTTCGCATCGAGCGCGATGGGGTTCTGATTGGACGCAGTCCCGTAAGGGTCCTGATATGTCACTTTCGGAGTCGTAGTGTACGGAACATACATATACACCTTCCCCCCCGCATACGGAGCGCCGTTGCCGTCGTTGAACTGCTCCATCCCACCCGGCATCACTGCTTGGGTCTGGGCGCTCAAGGGCGAAGCGGACGCCACTGCGGCGATGACGACGGCAAATCCCATAAGTCTCATAATAGCGGACGCCACTAATGCCTCCCAATTCGCCCCGTCGGGGCTGTCGCCCCGGGGGTCGCCCCGAACCCCGCCCCCGCACTCATTTTCGACTTCCCGAACCACGCTCAATTTGCTCAAGCCTGTTGTCAGTGCGAACCATATAGCTGTCTAAATCAGCCCGATCCGCCGTGACCTTAGCGCCAAGTGCCGTAAGCTGTCCCGCAACTGCATTGGTTTCTTTCTCGTCTTGGTGTTGATCGCGTGCCAATTCATCAGTAACACCACGGACCTGTTTGATCGCCTCGGTTTGGTTATCAAAAGCCGTGGCAAGATGCTCTAGCGCTTTTGTCTGTTGCGATAGCATTGAAGAAAAATCCCACAGTCGATCGTTTGTGGTTTTGCCCCAGAACCCCAGGATTGCAGTGAGAACCGTCGCCAAGGCGATCGCCACCCAATGCCAGTCAACGAACTTATAGATGCGCTCGCCATTTATCATATTGTCACCTAGGCCCAATTTCAAGCTAAAACGGTTTGATACAGAGCTATGTTGTGGTCAGCGACCGATGGTGCTAACGCGTGGATTGGCGCTCCTACCATAGTTCCTCGCTTTGCGTGTTTCCACAACGGATACGGCGGAAGGCTGGGAACTGGATCACCATATGTTCTATATTCAACAAGTTCGAGAGCGCTGCGTTGCAATGGTCCGGCGACGATGTTGCCGATAAAAGCTCCCCTAGGACAACCAAATAATATCACCCTTGCTGGGGGGTTCTTTGCGGCCGCCCAAACAGCGGCAAACACAAGACCGAGCGCTCCACCCAGTGAATGGCCGCTGATAATGAGACGGACATCCTGTGGTACTTTCGGGATAATCAGAGCCGCTAATGCTAGGCCCCACCTACCAAAGCCATCGTGATAAATCCCAATGGTTGGAAACCGATTAGGCCAAAATGAAAAATCGTCCAGCCAGCCTGCAATATCATCAGTGCCAGGAATTGCTACCACAAACTCGTTGCCGACTCGCGTCCCGACCGCGCGAATGTCATCTGCTACTTGCCAAGTTGGCTTCTGTGTGTAGCTAGCTGCGACGAGTGTGCAGATTTCAGCGTGAGTCAGCATCGTGATCGACCCCCACACATCTGGCGCACGTCACTTGTCACAGTTGCCGCATCTGATATAATTTGCAGGATGTTCATATATGTTGGAGCTCTCAGCAAGATAGTGCATCCTACATCAGTAACAGTTACGGCGATAGCGAGTGGTAAGATTTGCGGGAAGGCCCCGGCGATCTTGTCCATCACCGGGTCTCCAATCACGCACGCCGCCACAGCGAAGACTGCAAGATGCGCCGCCATCAACCGCCTTGCTTGATGATCTGTTCGATCTGCAAGATACGAGCGGCGATGTCGGTGCCAGGCGCCCCGAGAGCCGACGCTAACGCAGCGGCAGCAATCGGAATACCCTGTTCGGTTGCGAGCTTCATGGCGAGCGCATTTTGCAGCCCAACATTGCCCGTAGCTTGGAGAATCTGCGAGCAGATCGACAGTTCCTCGTTCATATTCGGATTGGCAGAAAGTCCAATGGAACTCAGAATCTGCTGCGCCGATGCGCCGCTGATATTGAGCGTAGCCAAGGTCGATGCTACACCAGAGAGCGCGCTCCCGATATTGCCCCAATTGACTGCCATTTTTGTTTTCTCCTCAATTTGCGCCGGAAACCGCCGGGGCTCGGGCCAAGTCATCCACCAATGACCTTAGCATTCTCAGGAACCTTTTTGAGATTCCAATGTGCAAAGATCGACCACACTACACTGGCCATAGCGCCGAGGCCGGCTGCGATGGCGACCGCCTGCGAATTATTGACGTATGCCGATGCGGCTGCTGACGACAATACAAGCGTGATGACTTGTCGCACGACGCTACCGATTTCATCAGGATTCATGGCTTAAGTTCCTCAGTGTTCCGGTCGGGAGGAATACCCGCGCAGCTGACCGACCGGAACCCGCCGCGCGGAAGCCTGTCACTTACACCGTATGTCCGACATCGTATTGGTACAAATTTGCGCTCTTCATAATCGCGATCAATGCTAGACCGTAAGGATGCCCCGGAATACCAGTGGCATATATTCCCTGGAGTGCCATGGCATAGTCATCAGGCGTTTGGGCAGCCTGGGCCGCATGATAACATGGCGCAGTTGCAAGTAACTTGGCGTGCGCGTTGAATGCATCTGCCAAAGTGACATATTTAGCAAAGTGCTGCGGCAACGCGACATATTGCCCATGTAGCGTTTCATGCGTCCAGGCGACTACATCGGCTTGACCTGAAACAGCTTTGATTCCAAAAGGGTTGTTACTTCCAGCTGGCTCTGCACTACCATATGCTGATTCTAGTGCCCATTGCGCGAGGCTAACCGATGCGAATGGACCTTTGGGATAGAACGCCTTTTCACTCGACTGCGCTGCGGCAACTACATCAGCAGGAAAAGTCATTTCGATTCACTCCTTGTGATTCCGCAACCATCCTTAACCCCCTTTAACCCCAATTTATTATCACGAGAAATACGCCGGCAATCACGATAAGCGTGAACCACCAATCCGCAACTGTGCCGAACCAGTTCACTTCGGAGCCGCCGGCTGCGAGGGAGCCGCCGGCTGCGAGCCGGTGACGATGAGCGCGATGGTCATGCAGTCTCCACAAGGTCGTTGGCGGGGGGAAGGTCGAGGAAAGCGGAGAAGTAGAAGCCGACCTGCCCCGCCGCGCCGTTACCGCCGGTATGCCCCGAGCCACTCGCGGCGCCTCCCGCGCCGCCCGGAGCCGTGCCGGGGCCGGCGTTGGTTGTCACGCCGGCGCTTCCGGGGCCACCATCGGGCGTTCCCCCCAATCCAGCCGTCCCGCTCGCCGCGCCTGCGCCGCCGGGGCCGCCGGAACCTGCACCGCCGCCGCCGCCGCCGGCATGGCCGGCCTGCACGCCGCCAATACCCCCGGAATAGCCCGTCGCCCCAGTTGGTGCATATGAACCGCCAGTTGAAACCGAACTCGTAAACCCTCCCGTAGCGTATATTCCGTTGGCGATCGCGCTCGGCTGGGCATTGGTTGAAATATTGAACCATGAATTGTTGCCGGCCGACCCTTCGCCTGTTGTTCCTGTTACTGCCGCAGCGACGCTATAGTAGATGGTGTTGCCCGGCGTGACGACATAAGCCGAGTTCGTCGCAAACCCGCCGCCATTGCCTCCGTTGCTCGTGCCGCTCCACCCCGAGCCTGCTGAGCCGCCGCCCCAAGCCAAGGGCGTGACATGACCGCAGCCGGCGGGGACCACGTAGCTGCCCGCCCCGCTCGCGGTGATGGTGTGCAGCGAGGTGTCAGAGCACGTGACGCCACCAAATGGCAGCGGCCCCATGCCGGGGATCGGCCCGACTTGGGCGAACGTCAGCCCGGCTGACGCGAGAAGCGCGAGGGCGGCGAGATGGCGGCGGCGGAAGATCATTGCACCGGCACCCACGTTGCCAGCACCGGCCCATCGATCTGCAACAGCAC